GGTGTCTGCGCTGGACCGCGCGACGTGGCCTACGGCGCAAGAAATCTTGCTCGGGGTGTTTACCGACCCATCATGACAGCCGCCCGCACAATTGGGTGGTTTGCGTGGTGCTGCGTCCCAGGTGTGCGAGCACAGAGTGTCAGCGATCAAAGGCCCCGGAGCCGCAGCCAGACCACCTTGTTGGTGGTTGCTGCCCTCGGCCTTCTGCTGGCGCTGTGCTATGTCATTTTCCTCCTTGTCGGCCCCGACCCTGCTACTGTGCAGCGAGTCAAGAACAAGCAAAATCAACACATTTACATGAGAGACTTTTCCCGTAGCAACCCAGACTCCAAGCCCGGAGACGACTACGACGATACACTAGCAGTATACAAAACAGACTCAAGGTACCAAGGTACTGGCGTTGAACCCGACGCCACCTACTCCTACCCCGAAACCTTTGAGTTCGACACTCCGCCCAAGAAGTACGCTAATCGCCTCAGTCGACCTGTTACATCGGTTCGTCTCTCTGCCAATGGCAATACCAACCACAACATTCACGTCGCTCTCAAAACCAGAGTGGCCAGCTCCGACCGTCCCGAACCCGACGCGGCATTTGAAGATGCCTACATCGCCTGGATACCACAAGGAGCCCACGACCTCTACGGCACCAAGTTGGAGGTCCCTGTTCGACCCGATATCAGTTTAGCCAAGCGGGATCACGAGCGGAAGGAATGGATGGTAAGGTACAACCAAGCAAAACAGGCCAGGATTACGGCTGCAGCCAAAGAACTGGCAGGCGGCAACAAGTCCGGGCTCAACACAAAGGGCGCATTTGTCAAGGCTGAACCAAGCCATGGCAAGGTAGATGAGGTCCACGGGCAGCTTTCTAAGCCCCGGCTCATCATATCTGGATCAGACAAATACAACGCCTATGTAGGACCTCGAGTCGCAAAGATACAGCGCAACCTAGTTGAGAAGATCAACAAGGTCAAAGAGGACGAACAGATTATCAAGATGGGATGCACCGACATGGACAAATACGCATCACATCTGTCACTCGCCATCTCCAGAGCGAAGAAGGAAGCCAAGCGCCGCAACGCTAGCATCCCGCTCGGTGCCGACCCATGGAAAGTATATGTCGTCGAAAACGATTATACCAACTACGACTCAACCAACAATCAGAAGAAGTCAGACGCAATCGTCAGACTTTATCCCCACTGGGGCATGGACACCAAGACGCAAGACGTCATCCACGCCACAGTCGCTGAAAAGAAGGTAGTCAACCGCGATGGAACCAAAATCGCATGGGTAGGCACAATGGGCAGCGGTGAGCCCGACACGTGGTTCAGGAACAGTGTAGGAAACGGACTCCACACCAAGTA